ATTCGGATACGCCACGCCTAAGAAGTAATGAGCGCGCAGGACTACGCGGCACTATCCGTCGCTATCATCTCAGTTCTTGGTGGCGTTGCAGCCTATGTCCAGTTCATGATTAAGCACTACTTGAGTGAACTTAAGCCCAATAGCGGTTCAAGCCTTAAGGATCAAGTCTCTAGATTAGAGGCGCGTGTCGATACCATCATCGAGCTTCTAGGTAAGTAACACTTATCTCATGGCAAGAAAACGACCAACCATTGACCTGGATACTTACTCAGCTCTTGATGCTTACGCAATAGCGTTGAACGAGTATTACAAAAGCCTGCGCAGAGCAGGGTTCTCAGAGACTCATGCTTTTTGGTTGCTTTCGGATCGAGATAACTTTCCTGACTGGATTATCCCGAACCTGCCTAATCGAATCGATAACATACCCTATGAGGACGACGACGAGGACTGATGAAGAAAATCGTAATCCTGAGCGACTTGCAAGTGCCTTTCGAGGACGTACACGTTACTCAGAACATAGCACGATTCTTACAGAAATTTAAGCCCGACCAAACAGTAACCATAGGCGATGAAATTGATTTTCAGACAATAAGCAAATGGTCTGAGGGTACTCCTGAAGCCTATTCGCAGACCCTAGGCGATGACCGAGATAGATGCGTAGAGCTTCTATGGGAACTTGGCGTAACTGACTGCATACGCTCAAACCATACTGACAGACTCTATAACATCATTATGAAGAAAATTCCGTCATTCTTATCCTTGCCTGAGCTGCGCTTTGAAAAGTTTATGAAGTTCGATGAATTGGGCATTACATTTCACAAAGAGCCAATGAACATTGCTCCAGGTTGGGTTGCAGTCCATGGAGATCACACTCCGATTAAGCAAATGGGCGGTTTAAGCGCCATAGAAGCTGCCAAACGCTACGGCAAGTCAGTCATCTCAGGACATACCCATAGGGCTGGCAGAACGGCTTACAGCGAGTCTGTAGGGGGTCGTATGGGTCGCACCTTGCATGGCGTAGAGGTTGGTAACTTAATGGCTTTCTCAGCTGCCAAATACACCAAAGGGTCAGCTCAATGGCAACAGGCTTTCGCCATCATGTACGTTCACAATTCAAGCGTTCAAGTAGATTTAATCCATATTGAGAAGAATGGCACGTTTATCGTTCAGGGCAAGGTTTATGGACGACCTCGACGTTGATATAAAGCGCACGATAGACGACCAGGTTGATGCCACAGAATTGTTACCATTTCGTTATCAAAATGTGCTAGTCGAGGTTGAACTGCCGTTATAGAGTTCTCCTAAGAAGCTGAGATACAGCTGAAAGGGAGCACAATGACAGTTGGACAAATTATTGCCTTTGCAATGATCTGCACAGCCTTTTGGGTTGGCAATCGTTCAGGTTATGCAAATGGCTACGTTGCTGGACGTAAGGCAGTCCGTAAGCACTATGAGAAGCTGGAACAGCAGTTCAAGGTTAGCCGATGAACGCCCGTGACTACCTCAATGAAGCTAGAGCGACAATTCAAGAGCGAGGAAGTGATTACGGTCACCCTCAAGACAATATGCAGCGCACAGCCTCACTTTGGAGCGCATACCTCGAACTGCCAGTTACTGACTATCAGGTGGCAATGTGTATGGCTTTGGTCAAAATCGCAAGAAGTATGGAAACTGCAAAGACAGACACTTACATCGATCTCGTCGCGTACACGAGCCTAGCAGCGCAACTACATACAGAGGAGAACGAGCTTTATGTTTAACTTAGAAGATTATGAAACAGTCGAGGAAAGACTCACTAAATTTTGGAAGGAACACGAAAATGGACTTATCCATACGGAACTACTTAGCAGCACAGCGACTCAATATATTGTTAAGGCTAGCATCTTTCGCACTGAACTTGATGTCCGCCCTTGGACTACTGGGCTTGCGGAAGAAACCGTCCAGGGTCGAGGTGTTAATTCTACTTCGGCTCTTGAAAATTGCGAGACGTCTGCAATCGGACGTGCGCTCGCTAACGCTGGCTATGCAACTAAGGGAAAGCGAGCAAGCCGTGAAGAGATGCAAAAGGTTGCAAAAGGTTCTCAGGTGACTGAGACCATTCAAGCGACAAAGGCAAAGATGGCAGAAACTTCTCAGCAATACGTTCCAGTAGCAAAGGAATCAGATCCATGGACAACTTGGGAATCACCTGCACCTCAAACTATCGAAACAGCCGTCGAGACGGTCAAATCGATTCTTGGTGGCACCACGGAACAGGATGTACAGCGATGCGCTCATGGCGATATGGTCTGGAAGACTGGAACCTCAAAAGCTGGTAAGCCGTGGGGTCATTGGCGTTGCATCGGCAAGATTCTAGGAGAAGCAGAACGCTGTGAACCAATCTGGTATGAGATTAAGCCAGATGGATCATGGGGAAAGCGAGATAACTAATGGGTCACATACAGTTCCTTAATCAAGATGGCGAGTGGGAATCATTTCCTAATGAAGAGCAGGAAGCCAACTTACGCGAGAATGCAAAGCTGCTAGAAGAGTTGGGCTATGCCCTTATCTGCCAGTTATGCAATAAGTTTCCTAACAGAACACAGATTCGCCAGCGATACTTAAAGCATGAGTGGACTTGCGAATCCTGTGGCACGATAAATTCTGCTGGTAAGGCATAGACCTAATCCTATGACCAGAAGCAGAAAAGACCGAGGCTTTCGTACTGAGCGAGTGGTTGCAGCCTATCTTTCGCTTTGGTGGAGAAGCGCAAGCATTGGTCGAGGGGCTGGAAAAGATATAACCAACGTACCTTTCGACGTTGAGGTTAAAGCTAGATCGGCGTTCCAGCCTCTAGAGTGGTTGCGCCAGGTTACTAAGAGAGCCGCGGCTCACAATGAGCTTCCGTTCGTGGTGTGTCGTATGAATGGACAGGGTGAGGATGCTTCACAGTATCTTGCTTTCATGCGATTTGGTGACTTGGTGCAATTACTACTCCGCGCAGGTTACGGAGATATTCAGACCGATTCGGTACACTTAGAGCCTAACAGATGCACACTTTGTGGATCATGGAAGTTGGTTAATGTGAAATGTAGGACTTGCAATGGCGATAACTGACGAGCATTACACGCCTAAGTGGTTATTTAACAGCATGGGCATTGAGTTTGATCTAGATGTAGCATCACCCATAGGTGGTAGCCATGTCCCAGCTGCAAAATACTACACAAAGGAAGATGACGGGCTAATTCAGCCTTGGTCGGGCAAAGTGTGGATGAACCCACCATATTCACTAACCACTCCTTGGGTTCATAAGTTTATCGAGAACAAGCATGGCGTTGCGTTGTTGGTAGTAAGCCGTTCTAAATGGTTTCAAGCCCTTTGGGACGCTTCTGACGCTATTGTACCAACGCCCCATGATCTAAAATTTGAGCGCCCAGATGGTACAAGCACGCGCATAAGCTTTCAGACTTTCCTGTTTGCAATGGGTGATGACTGTGTTGAAGCTGTTAAACGAGTAGCGGATAGGCGTGTTAGATAGTGCCAATATATGAGTTCGAGTGCGATAACGAGTTATGCGAGGCTAATGCCCGCTATGACAAGGAGTTGAAGATCAATGAACCACATGACGTCGAATGTCCATTTTGCGGTAGCACAATGCGTAAAATTTACAGCTCTGTTTCAGCACATTTCAAGGGTTCGGGATTTTACTCAACAGATTCTAAGAAATAAGACACGCGGTCTGACCAGCATTTATGCAAATGAATTTGACACGTTTGGTACTCTACAGGCTAGAGCCCCTAAAAGGGCTCACTGCGAGCCGCTTAAGCGTCGAGCTCGCTGGGTAGCCGTCGCTATTGGGATATCTCTATCTATGCCAATGGCAGTAGCAGATGGTGGCTCAATAGATGCCATTCAACCTAAGCAATACATAAAGCTAATGCTCGATGACAGACAAGCGTTATGCCTAATTAAGTTATATGGAAAAGAATCAGCGTTCAATCCAAATGCAGTAGGTAATCTAAATGGCAAATACCATACATACGGAATACCTCAATTAAAGAACGCATTGATAGCAGATAAGTCAGCCATTGAACAGGTACGATATGGCATGAAGTACATAGACCATAGGTATCAAGGCGATACTTGCAAGGCATGGAATCATTGGATCAAGAGAGGCTGGCATTGAGTAAGCAATCAGCTCTACGATCTAACGGCTCAACTACTCAATGGCGTAAGTTAAGAGAGATAGTAATCCGTAGAGACCAGGGCGTATGCCAATCATGTGGGCAAGAGGGCAAGCACGTTGATCACATCGTTCCTCGAACTCTTGGTGGCAGTGATGAACTATCTAATCTTCAATTACTCTGCGTTCAATGCAATTTAAGCAAAGGGGGTAGGTTTTTTGAGAAGCATAGAACAC